GTCTCCCACGCACCGATATTCTCGTCGTAGTCTTTGATGAGCTGAGACATCGCCTGCGCCAGGCCATCGACAGAGATATTGTCTGATACCAGAATGCCGTACTTCTGGCCGCTCAGCGCCGGGGAAGCAGCAGGCGTTACCGTCATGGACGTGGCGCTGTTTACTGCTGAAATCTGGAACATCTGGACCGGGTTAGACATGACGATAATCGTCTGGCCAGCGCGGACCTGGCTGGCGGGAGCCGTCCATTTCGTGCCTGTGCCGGTGGCGGTATTTCCGTTAATAGCGATGGTGCCAGTGTTATAAAGCATATTTTCTCCAGGCAATAAAAAACCCCGCCGAAGCGAGGTTGATTTGAATAAACAGTTAATTCAGACGTACATATCGGGCAAAACAGGAAGGCTGAGCGACGTTACCGTGTTATTACCAAAAATGGCATACTGCTCGCGACCAAGATATTTCCCGCCCTGAACTGAAGCGCTGCCGTTCTGTATTTTTATTCCGAACATTCGATATACGTACATGCCATTTACCGTATGCACCATAAGCCCAAACCTGCCTAGCGGAACATATCCGCTACCGATGCTCACGGCATTTGTCGAAGGGGTCCAGAGTTGATTGAGGTATACGAAAGGCCGTTTTGTCGTTGAAAAGGTGCAGGCCCCTGCAGCATTGAAGATATTAAGCCCGGTACCTGGCTGCGGTGCTACACCGCTGGCGAAGATAACGATATCTATCGTCCCGGTTGCCGGTGCGTCATCATTTGTTGAGGGAGGACTGAAGAACCTGACCGTGTTACCGTCAAAGTCAATCGTGTTACCACTGTTACAGCGCCCGAAAACGACATACTCCGACTTGTCGTATCCTGCTATCGTAGGTACCGCCCATCCTCCGGTCGGAACACTAACGGTACCCTTCCAGATACACTGTCCTGACTGAGTCGCATTAGTTATCGAGGTGAAGTCAGTACTGTCGCTGATGAGCAGGCCCACCCCGCTTCGCTGACCTGTCGGAAATATCTGCCAGACACTACCGGGAAACGTATAAGTGCTATCTCTTTCACTAATGCCAAGAGCCTGCATTCTCGAATTCTGCGTAACCCTGCCACCAGAGATACTGACGGAATTCATTTTATGCCACAGCCCTGAATCAACATAGGCGGTAGCATGCGGTATAAACAGCGCCTGCGCCCCTGAAACATAACCTGCGATGTCCACGTACTTTGCTTTCTGGTAGCCCGTATCAAAGCTGCCTCCAAAAGACGGGCATCTAAGGCCCGCCGTTATCTCCATACGCTTCCCGCCATCGTTCAGTTCTATCAATAACCCTGTCGGCATATTATCACCATGTCCCAAGTACGATCCTGCCTCCACCCGGTATATTGATGGTCACGCCATTACCATTAATAACCGTTGTGTTGCCCGAGCCATTGAAGGAAAAATTACCGTTTGTGGCGTAAATCGAGCCGCGAACGGTCACATTGTTGAACGTTGCATACCCTGACTTATTGATGTGCCAGCCAACGTTTCCGGTCCCGTCCCAGGTAGAGGACTGAATGTAGCTACCGATTTTGAGATTCCCAACGGTCCCATCGCCGATTACCGTGTCCCTGATAATGGTCTGCCCGTTCTGAATCACGAACGGTAGCGTGACTGCTCCCCCGACCTGTGACATAACCGCAAAACGATCAGCCACAAACATCACCTGAGACTGCATCCCTGAAGGCGTATTTTCGACGCCGATCCCCATCCCTGCTGCATATTGACGACCGTTAGCATCCACCGCCACCTTGATGTTATACATCGCACTGAGGTTACCGTTCACATCAGCAATAGCCTGCGACGTCTGGTTGATCGCCGCCGTCTGGCCGTTCACTGTCACCGTCAGAGAATTTATCTTTGTGGCCGAGGCCTGGGTAAAGTTCGCTAACGTTTCAGTGAGGTCTGTTGAGTTGGAAACATTGCCCCCTGCAGATGCATCCAGCGTAACCAGCGCACGGGAAACCGCCTCGCTGGTATCAGCAATGGTGGTGTCGATACGGTCGATGCTGGCGCTGTTCCCTGCATTGGTCACAGTTTGAGAACGGCGTGAAGTCACCTGCGCCAGTCCGTTCTGGATAATGGCGATAGCAGAGTTCTTCACTCCTCCGGACATACCGTCCATCGAAACTGAAATCTCGTCGATTTTCACCTCTGCCTGCGCCAGCCCATCAGCATTTTCCTTAATGGCCTGCGCCTGTTTCTCCTGTTCGTCAGCATTCTTTTTAATGTCGTCTGCCATGCCAGCAATTTTTTCGTTGCCGTCGACAGCGCCCTCGATCAGATCCTTAAACGTGTCCGATTCTTTGATATCTTCCAGAATCGCATCAGTGATATCAGAAACATCAGTGCTCGACTGGCCGAAAACCCACTCAGTCCAGTCGCTTTGATTACCTAATCGATCAACGAGCCTTGCCCGATACCAGAACGTTTTCCCCGCCAGTAACCCCATCTGCTGGTATGAGGAAGACGGATAAGGCACATCCGAAAGGAGTAATGGTGAATCGCCATTCGCCGTTGCACTGTAGTGAATTTCTGTCTTCTGCGTATCCTGCGCACCGGAAGGGAATCCCCAGGAAATACCGATGCCGAAAACTAAAGGTTGGGTGGCCAGGCCCACAGGCATTGGGGGTTTACCTACTTTCCCCGTGAGCTCTGTTTCAGCGGTGGTTGCCCAGAGCGAAGCAATATCCAGAGCATTGATCGCCCGGATTCTGACCACGTAGCGTCCGGCGTAAATCCCATCGACTTCAAAGCGCGTGTTACCGGTACGAGGAACATTAATCCAGTCGCCGTTGTTCTGACGCCATTGCGCCTCATAGGCAACAGCATTTTTGACGGTATCCCACGTGACAATCATCGTGGTGATGCCTATCCCCTGTTCAACGCGGTATTGACTGGAAATAGTGATGTTTTCTGGCATGCCCTGTCCACGTGGCGGTACCACGCTTACAGGCCTGTCTTCAATCACAGCTCCGTCATCAACGCGCGGAAACTTATTCGGATTGTAAGGTAAGCCATTAATGGTGATCGTATTATCCGAATTAACGACAAGCCGCTTAACCCGGAACAGCTGAATAGCTAAATCGGGCTGATCAAGTACCCACGCTGATTCAGGGTTTGGGGAGATGCTATAGGCTGTCTCAACGGTAACGGCACGTCCGGAAACGCTTCTCACCTTCCTGCCTTCGGATTTACCGGTTGGCAGGTTGACGATAAGAGTGTCTCCCGCTTTCGCGGTCGTAATGCGGTCCAGCGTGATTTTCGTTCCGGAGACTGCCGCCACGCGACCGCCGTTGTCACGACCGGCCAACGGGGCGTTATTGATGCCGATCACCTTACCTATACGCGGAATGCGTCCTTCCAGCCCGGTTTTAAACTCCACGCCATTGTCATCACGGTTCGTTTCAATAGCGTAAAGCCCGTGCCGCTGCGCTTCTGATTCCCGCGTACACCCGATGCGGGACATCTCTATGGTGTTAAACCCGAATCGGCTCGAGACTTCCGGTACCCAGGCACTCGCCTGATCGTCCTGATAGCCGTTGGCCGGGTTGCTGTAAGTGACAATTGCTGATGAATAGTTCGTCTTCTCCGATGTGCTGGAGAAATTAAACGCGCCCACAATATTCGACTTATTGAACACAAAGTCAGGGTCCAGCTCGCGGGGCATATCAGCATCAACTGACAGAAGATTGTTGGACCAGCTGATCATCCCCCTGAAGATATTCGCCAAATCCATCAGCACGGTCCATGCATCAGTACGCTGCGAAATGTACAAATCACAGAGGTACCGTGCCTCTTTCCCGCCTGCGCCATCCGAAACCGGCGCATCGCAATACTGTGCAATCTGATACAGGGTCCATTTATCAACTAAATCAGCTGTGAGCCTTTTCCCGAGACCGTATCGCTTGTTCAGCACGAGATCGTAAAAAATCCAGGCAGGGTTGTTCGTCCAGGCCCACTTAAACGTTCCGTCCCAGATACCGCTATAAGTGCGGGAAACCGGATCGTAGTTCGACGGTACACGGACGATTATTCCCTTCATTTCAACGGTGACGTTTGGCGTTCTGCCGTCAAACAGCTTCGAGTCGAACTGGATGAACAGCAGCGACGTGTGCGGATAACGCAGCTTGGCATCGACAATATCGGTCATCGACTCAATACGTGATACATCCGCATGCCGTCCGTCGCTGGTATTTTCCGTCAGGCGTCGGACGCGGATTTGCCAGCCGGATGTCGCTGCCGGCAGGTCAATTCGATAGCTCCGCTCATACCCGGCTGCGGCAATGCCGTCCGCCTCATCCGTGCCGTATTCAACGTAGGAACCGCCATCGGTTGAAATATCGATAGCGAACGCTATCCGGTAGCCATCCTTCCCGCCGCTGTCGCGCAGTTTATAAACTCCGTTCGGAAATTTAAGCCGCAGGCGTACTGCAGAAAGCTGGGTGTTGTTAATGGATTTAACCCACGGCGTCCCGTATTTCAGCTCAGTTCCGACGCTGATTTCATTCTCTACTGCCGGGAAGCCAGCAATATAATCCTGATCCACCGTGCCGCTGCGCCACTCCCACGTCACGCCAGGAAAGTTTTCGTTGCCAGCATCATCAAGCAGTGGCGTGCCATCGAGATAAATATCTTTTCCGGTAAAGTCTCCTGCAGCTTCCCCCTCGGTCAGCGCCAGCAGAATTTTCATGTACGCT